ACTGTCGGCTCTTGCCTTTGCTTCGAATCTGATGAAAAGGCAACCTATGCCGGCAAACAATTTACTGACATATACAAGGATTTTTTAACCTAAAATAAAAACACCATGGCAAAGAAAAGTGAAAAAACAAAAAGCAGCGCGGTCGATTTTGATTACACAACAATCAAATCATTCGAGGATGCTTGCAGGAAAATGAATGTTGATCCAACGGAATTACCCGAAGTGCCAAAATCCAGGGAAGATCTGAGAAAGAGAATTGTCAGCGATTATAAGCTGTGTATCATCTTTGAAGCGATCAACAATGGTTGGACTCCGGACTGGACCAACTGGAACCAGTATAAGTATTATCCCTGGTTTGAAGTCAAAGCAACCAAGGCTCTGTCTTCCGGGTTCGGTTTTTCGTATTCGATTTACCACTATTCGGGCACGCGTACGGCTGTCGGCTCTCGCCTTTGCACTGATACATCGGATAAGGCAAAATACATTGCCAAACAATTTGAGCAGGAATACCAGGATTTTCTATTGATCACGAAATAAATAAAAAAGGTTGTATGCTGCCTAAGCTGCCAGCTCTGTCTTCCAGGTTCAGTTTTTCGAATTCGAATTACAACTATACGAACACGAATACGAATGTCAGCTCTCACCTATGCAATATTCGCAGTGTAAACCCTGCCCACATGGCAAAAAACAACATGAATAAAAGGAGCGTTGGTACCCTTCAGGGGAAGGCGATCCTTTGAAAAGCAAAGCAAATGAAAAGAGTAGGTAATTTATATCAACGGATCTGCAGTATTGAAAATCTTCAATTGGCTGATTCTATTGCCCGGAAAGGCAAATTGAAACAGCCTGGTGTGATTTCCCATGATAAAAATCGGGATAAAAACATTCTGCAGCTGCATGAAATGTTGATAAACAAAACATACCAGACATCAAAGTATACGACCTTTCTCATCTATGAACCAAAGGAGCGTATGATTTTCAGATTGCCGTATTATCCGGACCGGATCACCCACCACGCGGTAATGAATATACTGGAATCGTTATTCGTCTCCACATTCACAGCAGATACATACAGCTGCATCAAAGGCCGGGGGATCCATGCCGCTGTTTATGCTGTGAGAAATGCTTTGCGTGATGTTCCTGGCACACAGTACTGCCTGAAACTTGATGTGAGAAAGTTCTATCCATCCGTGGATCATGATGTGCTAAAGCTGCTTTTGCGCAGAAAAATAAAGGATCAGGATCTGCTTTGGCTGCTCGATGGGATCATTGACAGCGCCGAAGGACTTCCGATCGGAAATTACCTGAGTCAGTATTTCGCCAACTTCTATCTGACCTATTTCGATCACTGGATGAAACAGGACCGGAAAGTGAAATATTATTTCCGGTATGCAGATGACCTGGTCATCTTTTCAGATCAGAAGCCGTACCTACATCAACTACTATATGAAATCAGATCATACCTGCAGGAAAAATTAAAGCTCGATGTGAAACACAATTATCAGGTATTTCCGGTTGATGCTCGCGGAATCGATTTTGTCGGTTATGTGTTCTATCACACGCATACCAGACTAAGAAAAACCATCAAGCAGAATTTTGCCAGGATGCTGGCCACGAATAGCAACCCGGCGTCTATTGCATCCTATAATGGATGGGCTTCACACTGTAACAGTAAACACCTATTGAAAAAATTATTGCATGCATAGTTTCAGTCAATTTGGTATAAAAGTAGTAACCAAGTCTTTCACTGGAGACAAGATCAAGATTTCGAAAATCATAAATAGAGAAATTGTCGTTCATGATTTCAAGATCGAGGATTCAAAAGTTCAATCGTTCCTTGAACGGGGTGCTAACCAATGTTTGCATTTACAAATCTCGATCAATAACGATATGTATATTGTTTTCACGTCAGCCAGTGGGTTACTGGAAGCAATTCAGCAGATCCCCTCAGATGGATTTCCGTTTACGACCACGATAGTTAAGGATAATGACAGATTTATTTTTACTTAAAGTATAATTGAAAAATGAAAAACGGGAGGTTTAAAATGTTCAGAAAAAAAATAGAAAAAGGGGACCGTGTCAGGTGCCACATTACCTGGTTCAATGGGAAGCATGTTGATCGTTGGCAGGATGGAACTGTAGAGCGCATATTGCCTAACCCATTCGCCCCTGATTGGTTAGAAAGGCCAAACTATCTCGTACAGCTTGATGAGCCTGAAAGATTGAATTGTCCAGATGTTTTTAAAAGAAAAGAGCTGAAATTAATCAAAGGATTCCATGCCGGTGCAGGACAAATTAAAAAACTTAACAAGAAAGCTACATTTTCATTTTATGAGTATTATGAGAATTTTAATCATAAAGCAAAATGAAACCTAAAGCTGAACATTGCAGAATAGAAGGTAACAGAATTTTTTGCATGCATTGCAAAGCTGAAATTATTTTTTCAGTCCCCATCGAAATGAGATTATTGATAGCCATTTTGAAAGAGTTTACCAAATCCCATAAAAGCTGTCCAATTCTTCAGCTACCGCCGCCACCGCCACCACCGCCACCACCGGAAGATAGAATAATAACAGAAGGTGGTTATGTAAAGCCTCCAAAATGTTTATGAATAATATTATCGCAATATGGTTAGTGTTTTTCAGGGGATACTCAGTAATTAGATTTTCAGAAATGGATAGACGCCCAGGACAAAAGGAATATGGTGCATGTAATAAGCCTTTGGCATTTGATTACTGTCATGATGGAGTTTGGGGCGAAGGAGATAGTCCATTCGAGGCTGTAATTAATTGTCATAGAAAAGTTAATTCCACACATAAAAAACGATGATATGACCTGGTATTTTGTGAAAAAGTGGTTATACAGCAAAAACAGAGTGTCTGAGCTTTGCAATAAAGGTACAGGTAGAGAAATACTGACATTGTGGAACGGACTGATGATCCTTGAATTTATGCCTGAAAATTGGATTAATCATATGGTACTATCCGGAAAGCCAATTAAGCTGATCGGGAAAAAGAAGATCAAAGAAGCTGAAACAATGTATGATTATCCAATTTACGAAGATATAATTGTCGGATACCTACAGCCTCCTGACAAACGGACAAATCAGTTAAATCTATTTTAATTATATTAAAATTTGTATTGTGTCAAAATAACCAGGTGCAACCGTTGTTGCACCACAACACTGAAGACAATGGGAAAAGATAACACAATAGATGTTACACAAACATTAGCGGTTGTTGAATTTTGTCACAAAACCACTGGTGAAATTATGAGGATAAAAAAGGATTACGGCAATGTTGTAAGTGTATATGTTGAGAATCCTGTTGTTGTATCAAATTATTTAACTATTGATACAGCAGTGTGTTTAAAATCAAATCTTGAACCAAATATTCAATAACCGCTAACGGTTGGTGCTATGCCCCGTTTGGGATTACGAAGCGCCGAGCTATCAATTTATAACAACTTTTAATACGAGAACGAATGTTGAATTTACCACAAAACCCCAAATGGGATATAGCACGTGTTAGCCACAGTACGTTGGTTAATGCCGATTGCTTTGATGTGTTTCCTTTTATTGAGGATAAGAGTATAGATGCTATTATTTGCGATTTGCCTTACGGGAAAACTAAAAATAAATGGGATTCTGTTTTAGAACTGAAGAAACTTTGGGAGCAATACGAGCGTGTGATTTATGACAAGGGAATAATTATTTTATTTGGACAAGATAAATTTAGTGCAAGGTTAATGCTTTCAAATGAAAAACTACATAGGTATAATATTATTTGGGAAAAAACCACACCAACAGGGCATCTGAACGCAAAGAAAATGCCACTTAGAAGCCACGAGGATATACTTATTTTTTACAAGCAACTACCAACTTATAACCCACAAAAAACAACAGGGCATGTAAGAAAAGTAAGTACAGCACACCATAAGCGAGATAGCAAGAAAACCACTAACTACGGAGAACATGGGCTGACTACTTATGACAGTACTGAAAGATACCCTAAAAGTGTATGGAAATTTGCTACCGACAAACAGAAAGAAGCGTTACACCCAACACAAAAACCGATACTACTTTTAGAGGAAATTATAAAAACCTACACAAACGAAGGAGATATGATTTTAGATAACACAATGGGTTCAGGAACAACGAACCTTGCTTGTTTAAAATTAAATCGTAAATCCATCGGTATTGAAAAAGAAAAACAACACTACGATGATGCTGTTCGGAGGCTTTCTTCGTATTGTGGCTAATGTATAAATAAACTGACAAGTGTGTTTATCTAAAACAACATGAAATACATCTACATAGTAATACTAATCAGTTTTGGAAGTCAGGTACCTTGCCCGTATGGGTTAAAAGTTTGCAACACGTTGCATGTAGGAAACGATACCACCAGGTATTACTATTGCGATCGTGAAAACGCAGTAACGCATTTTAAGAAATCAAGGAATTATGAAACCTGGGTATGTGCAGCAAATGGGAAATACCCGGTTTATTATTTATCCCGCAAAGTCGATTCTATCCCAATGACAAAAGAAAATATTGATTCACTTAATAAAGAATACTTGAAAGCTAAAAAATAGGCCTTTAAAAACATTACTAACCTAAATACATTTATACATGCCATCTCCAATGACTATCAAAATCGAAGTTGAACCGTATTTAAAAGAATTTATGCACGCAATATTTGGTGCATCGCCTATCAATTTCCCGAAAGGACATGTTTTGAATTTTGTGTTGCGACATCTTCTTGACCGGCCTCCAAGGGATATTAAAGAATTAAATAATTATAACAATTTCATTGAAATACAAATTCCTTATGATGATCAGAAAAATGTGATTTATAATTTTCATCTCTCAGAAGAAAGTAAAAAGATTTTAAAAAAGAGAATTGAAAGAGAATTCAGACTGACCTTCAGGGATGATATTAATGCCTCACGGCTTTCAGGAATTAAACGAGTTGATGCAGTTTGGTTGTTTATTGATAAATACCAATTGAATCCCGGAAATATTGATATGCTCCTGAAAGATTATCATAGAAACTATCATCTTAAATATATGCATAGAACAAGGAAAAAAAATGCAAATAAATCACGTCAGTTAAAGGATTGATTTGTCCTTTTTGTTAAGTTCATTTAAGACTATTTAAGAATAGTTAACATTGTTTAATATATCATAACATGTCTGCAATTAAAAATTCAAACCTCGCCATTACGATCACCGAGATATGGTATACCTATCCGGAGACCCCGTTTTCAATTGTCAACTATAATGACCGGTTTCATAAAGCTATTGAATATGAGCAAACACATACTTTGTGGAATCGAATATATGCTACTCCTGGATCAGCATCCTTCGAGGAAAAAGAGAAAGAAACTGCTGCAGGGATATTATTTGAACAGAAGCTGAAGTTTCTTTATCCTGGTGAAGATGACTCAGACACTTCTTTCTTTGATTCCGTTCGCCGCCCGGTTATAATAAAGATCATTTTCAGCGATGGATTGCCAAAAATGTTTGGCAGCGCCGAAAAGCCGGCAAAGTGTGAACGACTGTCAAAAACATCGGCAAAGGAATCGGCAAGCGAATGCACGTTCTCCTGTTTGAGCAGCGAACCTGCCTGGTGGATCAGCCAAGAGACAGAAATAATACCTGATAATGACTAAAAATGTTTACAAATGAACAAAGAAGAATTTATTTCGCATGTGCATGGTTTATCAACCCAGGGTGATTTTATTGAAAACGAACATCTGTTGAATATTTTTCCAAAATTTCAATATACTGATTTTATTAAATGCCTTAATATGGGGTTGGACATAAGAACAGCATTTGATGTGGTTAATATTTTATTTGATATTTCCAGGCTAACACTATTAACAACAGAAGAAGCATTTAGGTTGATTCATAAATACAGAATCATCATTAATCTTTTGGATCTATGCAGGATGGAGGATAAATTAACAACAAATACCCCTTCTTCTTAGTCCTTTAATTCACGGAATCGCTATTATAATATTGCGGTCAAATTGCTACAAGCATGTTTGACCGCGTTTTAGAAGTTCTCGATTCAAAATGGCTGATCCATCGTGATACAGCCATTTCGTATATCCCCCTGCTTGTCGCATATCTAAACGGGCAACCGGTTGCTTTTAACCTCAATGATAAGAAAGGACGGTTTTCCAGGCCAAACGTGCTGGTAAAAACTGCTGCCGGTTTCTCAGCCATGTTTCCAGAAAATGGCGATACTCCCACTTGCGATTTTTCTTCCCCCGATCTTCCTGAACATTCTGTTGCACTGATCCCAATTCAGGGTCCGATATTCTCATGGGATTCCCTTAAATTAATTGAATCAGTTAATCAGGCGCAGGGAAATGATAAAATCATTTCAGCTCTGTTTGTGGTAAACTCTCCAGGTGGACAGGTTTTCATGACCGACATTGCCGCCCAAACCATCAAAGGGTTTAATAAGCCTACGGTTGGAATGATCATGAACATGGCCGCTTCGGCAGCCATGTGGATGATTTCAGGAATGACATACCGTATTGCAACTTCTCCCATGGACCTGATCGGGAGCATTGGTGTATATACCTCATTTATGGATATGCAGGTATTGCTGAAAGATAAACTTGGGATCACCATCACAGACATCTACGCAACACTTTCAACCCGCAAAAACGAAATGGTACGTGCCCTGAAAGAAGGTAACCTCGAACCCATTACAAAGGATCTTGATTTCGTCAATGACATTTTCCATCAGGCCATCCGTGATAATCTCGGAATAGACCAAAGATCAGAAATATTTACCGGCGCAATTTACAACGCCATTGAAGCTCAAAAGCATGGTTTGATTACGGAAATCGGATCCATGGATTCTGCATATCAGAAAGCTTACGAAGAAGGACTAATCTACAAGATGAATCAATTCTATAAATCAACCCAAAAACAATAACCAATGTTCAAACAAATCAAGCTTACCGTCCTGGCATTCCTCAGTCTCGCTTCGTTCGCGAAGGGAGAAGACGGCAAAGAGCATTTAACTGAGGAACAGTTGGCCCTGTTGGAAGCCCGCACCAGTAAAGATTTTACTGAATTGGTAAAATCTGGTCTGGAAGACGAAGCGGCCGGTAAGGCTGTTGAAGAAGCTGCAGCAAATACCATGTTTGCTGAACTCCAGGCTGCTTTTCAGTTGGTTGCAAATGACAAGGCAGAACTTGCCAAATCATTGGCAACCGAAAAAGCTGCAAAAGAGGCTGAAAAAAAATCCCGTGAAAAAGCTGAAGGAATTGTAACCGAACAGCAAAAAACCATTGAAACACTGTCAAAAAAACCGGAACACGACCCGGAACCAAAAGTGATCGACATGAAAAACCCCAAAGCGTGGGTGCCAACAGGTACCGATTCGCATCTGTTTGGCATTGATATGCCTTTTTTAGCGCTCGACGACAGGCATGGCTATAACAAGCGCGCCTATGCTGCTATCGCAGCTCGTCACGGAATTGACATCCTGGCTCCGCGTGCAACTTCTTCACTGGACTATTCCTCCCTGGGAAGTGACCTGGGCGAATATTACCGGATTCGCAAACAGGATCGGATCCAGTCTTTCCTCATGGAATTGCCATCACTTACCAAGATCTTCCCACTGGAAAGCGGGTACCAGGATCAGGCCGTGCTGGTGAACATGTTTCTCACAGACGATTTTTCACAGGCTGACAGCACTGCCCTAGGCAGCACATTTGAAAATGTTGTAAAAGGCGCTTACAAATTCGAGCCTGAAGTTATCACCATGTACGACGTTATGTTCGCACATGAGTTCAAACAACTCAAGGAACTTGAGAAAGCTTGGATCGGATACCTGAACCGCGAAGGTTCTTCAACCATGAAATGGTCTTTCATTGAGTACATCCTGGTCGAAACTGGAAAGAAACTCAAGAATGAGCAGGAACAGCGTCGTGTACGTGGCGTTCGTAAGAACCCGACTGTTAATGTTCCGGGAACATCACTGCAGGCTTCAAATGGTATTTTGAAGTTCATCAAAAATCAGCTTACCCTCTTCAAAATGCAAGCTTTCGCACTTGGCGAATGGACCCCGTCAAACATTGCAACACATGTTAAAGAAGGTACCAAGCTAATCCCGGAAGTGCTCCGCGACAGTGGCCGCCTGATTCTTTACATGTCAACCAACGCATTGAGCGATTACCATACCAACCTTGAAACCCTGTACGCTTTAAACCAGGATTACAAAGGCGGCATCGATTACGTGAAGGAATACCCCAGCGTGAAAATCGTCGCCGTTCCGGGTATGGCACACAGCAAGCGCCTCATTTGGACAGTTGAGGGAAATATATCCTTGTTTGAAGACAAAGCAGGGGAAATGCTCAACTTCAACATGGAACAGCAGGACTGGAGACTCAAAGTGTGGTCAAACTGGAGAGAATCAGTTTGGGCTTACATGGTTGGCCGCAAGTATGCTTCTGCCGCTGAAATGCCTGGTGATTATTCCACGCAGATGATCTTCTGCAATGATGTTGACGAACCTGAAGAATTTTTCATTTCAATGGATGCAAACGATACTACCCCCAGCGTGCTCAACCATACCAGTCTGGTCAGTGTTGCAAACTCCGCTGCCACTGCCATTCCGGTATCGATGATTGTGCCGTTGGTCAGGAGGTGATCATCAAATGCGGAAACGCTACCAATGCTATCACCATCGCTCAAAGTGGGAATTTCTCGCTAATCACCGCTGCATGGACCCCGGCCGTTGGTGATAAGATTTACCTCAAGAAACGTTCGGACGGTAAATTCATTGAACTCAAACGCGAAGCTGTGACCAGCGATGCAATTGCTTTCGATGCCGACGATACTACTCCTGATGTTGCCGACGGCGCCAGCTTTATTACGGTTGCCAATTCGGGAGCAACAGCCATCACCAATTTTGACAATGCTGTAACCGATAAAGTTTACACCATTTATGGTGGAAGCTCAACCAACGCTGCAACAATTGCGAACTCAGGAAACTTTGTTCTTACCGCCGCAATGACATTGTCTGCCGGCACTTACATTACACTGCAAAAAGCAGACGACGGGAAATTTTACGAAATCGCCCGTGGATAAAATGGCAGGGGTTAAGGTTCAACTATCCTTAACCCCTCCATTTTCTTAAAGGCTTAACCTTAAACAAAATAAAAAATGTCATACGTAAAAGTAAATGTCAACAAGCCCGGTGATAACAAGGGAGTTGGCGGCGATAAAAAAGATAAGATCATCGTGTTCGACTGGGACGATGTGCTGACAAATCCTGCGCGCGATTCCAAGGGAATTGTAATTACCGATAACCTTGTGTTCAACTCCGGAGCATACATGTCGAAAGTGTACGCTACTCAGAGTACTATTAAAGCTGGCGCCGACAGTGAAGGCGACCCCGATGCAAAGGGGATTACCCAAAGCGTTGAATTCTCTCACCCGGGCGACTCTGTTGAAATCAGAGAATTTCGGGCTAACTGGATGAATAAGAATATCGGTATCATCATCGAGAAATGTTCTTCAACTCAAAAGAACCTCTACGGTACGCCTTGCGCCCCGATGCAGATGGTTTTCAAGGCCGAAGACTCGAAAGATAAGAATGACACCGTTTTCACATTCAAATCTACACAAAAGGGCCCAGATGTTGCCGATTACCAGGGTACCACTACATTTGACACCTACGTTGCTGCAGTTGCACCCGATGTAACAAGTTTCGATCTTGCCAACGGAGAAGGCCAATACCAGCTTACAGTCGGATCGGCCGCAATTGTAACGATTACTACTTGCACGAATGCGGTTGTTGGTGGTAAATATACCTTTCTTGGAAGTGGTGGCACATATCCTCCCGCAATTGCAGGAACTGATTTTGTACTGGCCAATGGAACTGCCTGGAGCGGTATATCCGGCGCCGAGATTACATTTGAGGCATTCAAGGATGGAAGTTCCAGCTGGGTATTCATTGAGCGCAGCCGTAAGTAACCTGGTTCCATTCATTTTTCTTCCATGTGTTTTTCCCCATCGCGCTCCCTTAGCAGTGCGATGGGGTTTTTAATCAAAGCAAATCAATATGAAAACTACAATCTTAAAATATTTCAAAACAGATCGCTCTTATCGCGCCGGCGTTTCTTTAATACAACAATACAGCGTAAAACTTGGACTGAAAAAGCAGCTCAACATCCATCCCCAAAGCGATTATCTCATGGGATGCGTAATTGAAGAGCTTCGTGAAATAGCAGGCATTTCTAATCTTGACCTGAAAACATTACTTTCAGTTCCAGTTCAGAAAATACAACCCGTAAATTTTTCAGTCAATTCCATTGCTGAACATGAATCGGACATTAAAACAGAAGTTTTGAAGCTAACCGGTAAATTCATCCCTGAACAAACGAAAGATAAAAGTAAAAAACCGCTACCGCCGGTAAAAAAACAGAGCCGCAAAAAGTAGCGCTCAATTCTGTTCCGGCATTTCGAATCCGGGAAGAATTTCCCTTTTTGCGGCGCATCGATTGCCCCCTCGAGCTAAAAATACTCGTGGCCGATATGCTTACGGCCTATGATGCCTATAAACTTGCCCACGAGTCACTGTTTACAGCAAAAACATTTGAGCAGATCCATCAGGCTTCTCGCGATACGGTTGAAAATTACCTTGAAAACCGTAGTATCTGGCTTGAGCTGAATTATTATAAAGTAAATGGTGTAATCCTTGGCTTGCATCCGATCTTCGACTGGCTAAAACGCCAGGATACAATCCGACACTTGAAGATTGGCGATCTTGTAACCCTGAAGATTCGTATTGAAAATAATCTGGTTCGTAACCGCGCATCCGTTCGTCGGCATCCTGGTCACCCCGCCACCGCCGACCGGCAGACCAGGATCAAAAAAATGGAACTTGAATTATCAGAAGTTAACCGATTACTTTACTTATAAGTGAATTATGCTGTTCGATATTAACGAACTCAGTGTTGAAACCCATCAGCCGGAAGATAAATCCGGAGCCATGGCTGAACAATTTCTGAAGTTGCATGGCGAGCGTGTTGAAAGTATAAAAAACCTATCCGGTCGCATCCCCCGCGATGGTGAGATTTTTTTCCTTTGGACAGTAAACTCTTTTAACGCATTCACATTCATACCATTTATTTTTAAAGAATGCGGATTTATTGAAGAGCTGATCCTTGCCACTTATTCCATCAATATAAGGATTATTGATGCCCTGGTACGATTGATCGACCAGGACAAGATCGGGCACGTGGAAATCTTCATAAGTGATTCCATCAAATCACGATTGCCAAAAGTTTATGATCACCTGATGGCCCTGGTTGAAAATAAACCGGTCCGGGTCACCTTTTCATGGAACCATTCAAAGATCGCCCTGATCAAAACCGCTGATCACTATTTCAACGTGGAAGGATCCGGAAACTGGGGCGAAAATGCCCAGCATGAACAATATGTTTTTTTAAACTCCCGGAAAATATACGAATTCCGGAAAAATGAAATATTATATGGAATTGAGCGCAGACCAGATTAAAACAATTGAGATTCTTGCCGGGAACCAGTTTTCACCCGCGCAGATCGCAATGATCATGAATATTTCCACAATTGAATTTGTGAAAATGTGTGATATTGATGAGAATGATCCGGATTATAAAGTAGGTAATGTGAAATATCACTACGACCGGGGTGTTCTGATTGCCAAGGCAGAAGTGGATAAAGGTACCCTGAAACGAGCCAAGGATGGTAATCAAACATCCATTCAGCAATTCAAAAAGGATGTGTGGCAACAGAAGATCGAAACGGAGAAGCAGAAAATATTGGTTCGAAGCCGACGAAAAATGATCAGCAATGTTGAACAGATAATCGAGTCTCCCGAAAGTTCGATAGCATTGATAAAGGCCGACTATGAACAAGTTGAATTTATTCGTGAACTATTTGCCTGTTACAGCTCCAAATCGCAGATCATTGAGCGGATAATTAAAAAATGGGAAAATATTCGACCCTATGAGGCCGAGCGCCTGTTCAATGAAGTAGTGAACTTTTATTACATGAGCAATAATGAAGTCAAAACAGAGGCCTGGAAGAATATATATGCCGAACGGCTTGACAACCTTTTCCTGCTTTGCTTCAACACCAATGATTTTGAGACTGCACGCCGGTGTTTGATCGATGCTGCCGAACTACGTGGTGTGAATAAAGATAAACCGGCGCAGATTCCTCCCGAAATATTGGACCGCAGGCCAATTCTCTATTCACTCAAAATTACTGATGTCGGGGTATCAGGCATAAATCGCAATGATTTAGCAGCGTTTATAGACAATCTTGATGTTTCGGAAGCCGATAAGTTAAAACTCCGCCGCGATGCTTTGATTGAAGACATATCATTTGAAACAATCGACCATGCCGAAGAATAAAATAACTGCCAAGGAAGCAGACATCCGTTATTCGAACTGGATATCAACCCTTATCGATCTGATCAAACCTGCTAACCTGTATTTGTATGGTGGCCGTGGAACTGCAAAAAGTACCGATATACTTGCCAAAAGAGCGATCGATATTATTTATGATATGCCCAGGGCAAGTTTTGCATTTGTATCCGATACTTATGTCAACCTTATGACCAACATCATTCCGGCTATAATCTTTGGCTGGGAGGGCTTTCATGGCTTCCATGAAAATTATCATTTTGTCGTTGATAAGGACCCGCCCGATTACTGGCCGAAACCCCTGATCAAGACATTTTCCTACAAACACACAATAAGTACGTTCAATGGTTGCAAATTCTTTCTGACTTCACTGGATCGGCCTAGCGCCAACGCGGGGATATCTGTTGTGCATCATTTTGGAGACGAGGCAAAATACCTGCAGGAAGAAAAGCTCAATAAGCTTTTCCCAACCCTGCGTGGTGATTACACGCTATATGGTAACAGCCATTACTTTATGGGCCAGACGTTCTGCTCTGACATGCCGGATCCATCTGTGGGAGAAAGTGACTGGATGCTGAAGATGGAAAAGAAGATGGACCGTGAGCAGATCACCCGGATCATCCAGGCAGCATTCATCCTGAACGAAATTAATTTGGAGCTTCATTTTGCCATCAAAAAGGGAGATGATCCTAAAAAGATTGAACTGATCAAGAAGAACCGTTCGCGTTGGATGGACCGCGTGATGAAGATCAGACAGGATAGCACCTTCTTTTATATCGTCAGCTCATTCGCCAATGCCGACATACTTACACTGAAGTATTTCCAGAATCTGTTGAACACATTAGGCTTTGAGGAATTCAAGACAGCTGTGTTATCAATAAGGAAGTCCCTGGAGAAAAGTGCACGCTTCTATGGCGCCCTGGCTGATAAGCATTTCTACCGTGATGGGTATAACTATGATTACTATGATCAGTTTGGGTTGAAGTCTCCAATGATACAAACATCCGCCGGGTTGAAGTACATAAACCATGATCAGATTCTCGAGGGTGGGTTCGATGCAGGCAACATGATGAGCCTGGTAATAGGACAGGAGCAGGGCAATACCTATCGGGTACTGAAAGGAATGTACACATTGACCCCTGAGTGGATCCGTGAGCTGGCTGATAAGTTCATTACCTTCTTTGAACCGCATAAAAAGAAAGTGCTGCACCTGTACCATGACAGGTCAACAAATCAATATCGAAAGAGTGGACGTGACTTTGCATCGCTATTGAAACATGATATTGAATTCAATAAGGCAGGAGTGCGTACTGGTTGGATCGTACAGCTTATGAACATAGGGCAGGGCAACATCTCCCATGCAGATGAATTCAACCTGATGAACATTATGATGGGGGAGAAGGATAAGCGATTGCCCAGGCTCCTGATCGACATGTTCGAATGCCGCGAGTTAAAAAATCAATTGGAGGTTACACCTGTAACCAAGAGCACACGTAATGAAATTCAAAAAGTAAAGAAAGGCGATAAGCTGCCATCCAGCCGACTGCCCATGGAGTCAACCAACTTTACTGATGCATTCAAATACCTGGTCTGCCGGTCAAAGTGGGTTGCAATAGCCAAACAAAAGCGGCAATTAGCCTTCAGTTCCATCAGTTAAGACTACACAGGACATACTTTTTCAAGTCTGCCTGCATGTGGTGGGATTTCGCCCTGGCGAAACCCTGCATGGTGGGATTTTGCGCTCATATGTCCGCTTTTACGGCAAAGTGAACGTGCGGTTCAACGGCGGGGC